TCTGCAATCTACATCAAATACATCAGGCGCACCTCTTTGTCCTTTAGACCAATAATAGTTTAAATACTTAGCTAGAGCACATTCAGCTATTGCGCCTTCTATAGACATATCCCAAGTATTATCATCTGATGCGCCATGCCTATGAGTAGCGTTTAGCTTTAAACATTCTATTGTGCGTTGCATTCCTACTAGAGCCGCCATCTGTATTTCCGCTAGACTCAATTCAATGTGTGGATTTTTTATGTGGATTGTCATTTCTCTTGTGCCTTTCTTAGTATTGCTCTAGCAAAATTTATAATTCCATCTGCGCCTTGCAAAGCATTAGGAATCCAAAGATTTAAGATTTCCTCATCTGTTAGTTCTTTTACTGGATGGGTATCTACAAATTTTTCAAGACAATCGTTATATCCTTGGTTATATGCTTCAATCCATGCTACTGGTTTATTGTTCATTGTGTACTCCTACCTTCGGCTCTCGCAGAGGACTCTAGACTACGCCATACCTCGATCTTTGCTTCTGCGGCTACCATGAGCCATCGAAGTCTTTCGGCTTCCTCTATGCCCTGTTTAAGCCCTTTTAGGTGTGCAATATAGGAAGTATGTGCATACGCAAAGGATTCTTTTTCTGATTGTGTTTTAGCATCACTATTATTCATTAATGTAGCTTTAATACTTTTACGAAATTCTGTTAGATATATTACATTTGCTTTAGCTATTGCATAGGCTTTAGCGTTATCACGAATAAAGTCTAATGCTTTAACTGGATCTATATCGTCATTCATAACCCTCTACTCCTTATGTGTGCATCTATCTTGTTAATAATGTCGTAGCGTTGCATCCCTATCGTGCTAAGACCTAGTTCTGTAGCTTTGGCAATCATTAGCGAATCATTGTTTCGCCACTCTTGTGTCGCAGTTCCCATTACTTTTTTATCTGCTATCCAATCAGCCTTAAATCCTATCCAGCCCCTTTCACAGCAAGTTTGTAATACATCTACTAGCGGCATCTTGGCTTTATCTGCTTCTCGCTGTAATCCTTTAAGCGCAGTTTCAGTTAAAGGCTTCTTCTGCTTGTTTCTTAATTTCAAATAATCACTCCATACAATTACATTCATCCCTTCAGGGATGGGTATGTTTTTAATATGGTTAGTGGGTAGTGGATAGTGGTTAGTGGTTAGGGTTTCTTTGGGTTTAAGTTGGCTATCCGTTGGGTTTTCTTTGGGTTGTTCATGGCTAATTTTTGGTCTGCCACCTTTTAATCCATTAGCTTTTTGTTTAGCGCAAAAATCTGCATACTCGGCTATTTCTTTATCGCATCTAGTGTGATGCCATTCATCTTCATGTAATACAAAAAACATCTGCAAGATGCCTTGTACTGTTGCTTCGCTTTCCCTAGCATTAGTTTTCATAGACAACAAAAACAAATTATTAGTTAATGGCTTTTCGGTATCGTAGTAAAGCCATATAAGCTTCATGTATATACCTACTTCTTCATTGGTAAGAAAGTTTGTATCTTTTATAAAATCACCGATATGGTGTTGGTAGTAGTGCATACAATCCTTTGTCAAGGCAGTCATAAAAGGTGTTGGGCGGTGCTACTGACTAGGTAGCTTTCGGGGATGACCCTAGCCCAACATATCTATGATAGTCTGCGAAAGGTATTACGGCAAGGTCTAGGCTAAAACTTTTATTCCTACTACAGCTTTGCCGCCTTTATAAATTGTCCCTCGTTGGACAAGTAATACATCTATGCAAGAGTCGTCATCAAAAGCACCAGCTTGGACTAGGGCATCAAATGTACTTTTGACTACATTATCAATATCCCTGACCCTTTTATCAGGTGGATAAAGTGTAATACTTATTTCCAGCCGTTGAGACCCAAATTTTATTTGGTACTGGCTCACTATTTGAGCCACCTCAGATTTAAAGTGTAAGGCTTTAGGGGTTAAATAACGCCTATGCCCTTTAAAGCCCCAATAGGTATTGACGCTTGGTGGATAAGGGATTTCAAGGGTTTTCATAGGGACTTGACATAGGTATTATATGCTACTATCATACATACAGGTTGGCAATAAAGCAAACCGATTTCACGAAAGGAATCAAGATGCACTCACATGATAGGTACTACGAGCCTGAAGATGACAATGATGCTGATTTAGTTGAAGAAAGAACAGCAGAGTTAATGAAAAATGATTACAGTCCTAAGAAGTATTATAACTTTGCAGAAAGCATTAGCGAAACAAACCAAAAAAATAGAGAAGATGTAGAAGCAATACTCCAGCAAGCCGACATTGATTATGCGGCTCTAGGTAGAAAGCTGTATTGCATGGCTTATGACTACATGGAAATTATTGCGACCAATCATGCCGAGAATGATTTAAATTCAGGCGATTTATACGACTAAGGAAAAGACATGAAAACATCAGAAAGTATTATTAAGATTTCTCCAGCACTCTTGCAAGCACAGAAGGCTTTAACCTTTGCCAGTAAGAACGCTAAGAACCCTCATTTTAAAAACACATACGCAGACCTATCGGCTGTCATTGATGCGGTAAAACCAGCCTTAAATGATGCTGGAATTATCTTCTTGCAGACACCTAGCCCTAGCGACAACGGATACTTGTTTCTTACTACAAGGCTTATCCACGAATCAGGGGAATGGATTGAGGACACAGCTACTTGCCCCTTGCCTAAACAAGACCCACAAGGCTACGGAAGTTGTCTGACATATTTGCGTAGATATTCTCTTGCGGCAATCTGCGGTCTGTATCAAGATGATGACGATGCAGAGGCTACTCGCATTCCAGCCGTAAGTATTACAGTCCTAAATAAGTACAAGCAAGACATTGCAAGCTGTACTGATATGGATGTGCTTAAAGCGTTATGGCAACAAGCATTGACTTTATGCGGTAGCGACTTTAATGCTAAGAAAGTAATCAATGATTCCGTTAAGGCAAGGAAAGCAGAATTGGAAGGATTAGAAAATGCCAATTAAATCTAAATTTTGGTATATCTTGCAAAGGGAAATTGCGGCTAGAAAGGCGGCAAAAAAATGACTACCTTTACATCGGAAGATCGCATAGCGGCACAAGTCATTACAGATGGGCTTGCAGTACAAGGCACAGATGAATGGAAAATTGAGAAGCTTGGTCATGTATCTGCGGGTAGCGTATCTGATATTCTTGCCAAAGGTAAAGGCGGGGAATCTAAGATGCGTGAGTCATACAAGTGGCGCATTGTTACAGAACGGCTTACTGGACAAATACAGGAAAGCTTTTCTAATGATGCTATGTTGTGGGGCGTTGAAACAGAAGAACAGGCTCGCACTACATACGAACTTACTTATGGAGTTACTGTAGATCAAACTGGCTTTGTCAAACATCCTACTATGCAATGGGTTGGGGCTAGTCCTGATGGCATGTTAGGCACGGATGGGCTTATTGAAATCAAATGCCCTCATACTAAGACCCATTTGCAAACTCTTGAAGTTGCAAAAGCACCAGCCGTCTACATTCCTCAGATGCAGATGCAGATGTGGACTATGAATCGCAGTTGGTGCGACTTTGTAAGTTATGACCCACGATTACCTCACAACTTACAATTCTTTTGTATTAGAGTTAATCGTGATCAAGAGTACATTGATAACATGGAACAAGAGGTTATTAGATTTTTGGCAGAAGTAGAATTAACAATTGAAGCATTTAAACAAAGGAATCAAAATGGCAATTAAATATGATGTAATAGCAAAAAACGGAACATACAAGACCCAAGATGGTTCTGAAAAGACTAAATGGCTCAAGATGGGCGTATGTATGGAAACCCAAAATGGCGGTCTTGCAATCAAGATTGATTCGATGCCTGTAGGTTGGGATGGTTGGATTACTCTTGCAGAACCAAAAGAAAAGACTAATTTCCGAGAAGCTGGGGCATCAGATTACACAGCAAGATCGGCAAAAGATTATGCAAATAAGACTGTTGCTGAAATAGAGTCTGATATTCCATTCTGATCAATGGGCGAAAGTCGCATTTTGTTTTGGTGTAGAGTTATGACCTACATCTACCTAAAAGGTATCCATACAACAAAAGTAAAGGCGATGAGTAGTCCACCTTCTATGGGGCTGTAGGTTTGGTGCGGCATCACCAAAAAACTGCCAACTCCTTTCGTGAGCCTACAGTCCCACCCCTTTTCCTGTATTAGGAAATACCCTTATAAATGCCTAAAAAATAGGCAAATACCCCTTCCTAGCTGTATTCCAGCCTTGTAAGTCATTGATTTATATAGAAAAAATATATTTGTCATGGATATTGCATAAGTATTATTTTCCCTGTATTGTTTCTACATGGGCAGACGAAAGCCTCAACACGAAAGGGAGTTAAAAATGATGAATAGCAAATTTGGCGTAGAGTTAGAGTGCTTCAATGTTCCAATGGACACAGTAGTAAATGCACTCAACATGGCAGGCATCCCAACAGTTCGCACTCACTATAGTGGTAATGATTACACCAAGTTTCAAATCAAGCATGATGGCTCAATCCAAGTCACAAACGTCTTTGAAATGGTTAGCCCAATCTTAGAAGGCGAGGCTGGCATAGCAACAATTCGCAAAGCTTGCGAAATTATCACAGCGTTAGGCGCACAAGTAAACCAATCAACTGGATTCCATGTGCATCACAATGTTTCTAGCTGGGGCATCCAAGAGTTTCGCAATTTGTTCAAGCGTTTTGTTAAGTTTGAGGCTGGCATGGATTCCATTCAACCAGCAAGTCGCAGAAACCAAGCTAATCGTTATATCGGCTCACTCTACGGAAGCATGACTAATACTTCTGTTGAATCACAAAAGGTTTTGTTTGCAGACATCGATGGTGCAAGAACAGTTCGCAAGCTTGGTCAAGTATTTAGCACTCGTTACCTCAAGCTGAATTTGCAGAGTTTTTTTCGCCAAGGCTCAGTTGAGTTCCGTCATCACAGCGGTACAACAGATGCCGACAAAGTAGAGAACTACATCCGCTTGACATTCGGAATGATTGCTGATGCCGAAGATCATGTTGCAGTCAAAGCATTTAAAGAGCAGTTTACAGCCAAGGTAGCCCTTGACACAATGTTAGCTGGCATGGTGCGTAGAGCAAGAATTACTCCAGCACTAGCCCAATACTACAAAGCAAGATCAATTCAATTACAAGGAGTTTAATTATGAAAAACCAATATATGTACTTTTTTGATGGGGGCGGTTCAGTAACAGCCGCTGACCCTAGCGAGTTTGTAGATGCAATGCGTAGCGACAGCCGATCACCTTCTACCAGCAGAGCACAGTTTATGGAAGATGTATCGGGCAGATGCAAATGCTACAACGGCTCAGATATTGACTACAAAAATGACCAGCAATTTCTAGAAGATTTGATAGCTGGGGGTTTTGTAACGATTGCAAAAATACGATAATATTTGTAATACTTATGCTATAATACTTATATCCACACGAAAGGAAATAACCATGAAATACGAAATTCAAACATTCACAAATAACGATTGGCATCCATTTGCAATGGCAGACAGGTTTTGCATTGCTTGGGACATAGTAGATTGCCAACAAAAAAAATACAGCAATGTTGTGCCAGCTTTGCAATTCAGAATAGTAGAACTGTTTACTGGAAAAATTAGCGTTGTTTAATAAGAAAGGAAAAAAAATGTTATATGCGGCATACGGAAGTAACCTTAACCACGACCAAATGGCTAGGCGTTGCCCACAAGCCAAGTTTGTAGGCGTAGGAGTATTAGAGAAATACAAGCTGGTTTTCAGAGGCGTTGCAGACATTGAGTTTAGCAAGAAGGGCAATGTACCAGTAGGTCTTTGGGATATTACTAGCGACTGCTTAATGCGGCTGGATGCCTATGAAGGCTACCCTACGATGTACGGCAGAGAAGTAGTAAATATTAGAGTAGACGATGAAGAAGTAGATGCCATTGTGTATTACATGAATTCTAGAGGTTATGCATCACCGACCACCAGTTACTTTAATGCAATTAAAGATGGCTATGAGCATTGCGGCATCAAGTTATCTAAACTGTATGCGGCATTAGAAGATACTAAACATAACTATTATATGGAGTGTGCTTATGCCAACCCCAGCTACTAATGAAGAAATTCCACTTTGGCTAGAAATAATAATAGCTATTGTTATAGGAATATTATTAGGCACTTTAATGGCTTTAGGGCTATTAGGTATTACCTTAGCAGAGTATTTACAGCAGTTCTTTAATTAAAAACGAAAGGAATTATCATGGCGGCAGAATTAACAGTAAGAGCAGATGGATTTGTTGAAATGGCTTTTGTAGGCGAAACCCCTTGGCACGAAAGCGGACAAGAGTTAGCCGAAAACGCAACCATTGAAGATTGGCAGAAAGCGGCTGGCTTAGATTGGACAATTGAAACTACTGGCGTACAGTACCAAGGCTTATCACAAACAGGTTTTGGTGTTGCAACCTATGACTTTAAAGGGCAGAATGTATTGCATCGTAGCGATACTAAAGCCCCTCTGAGTGTAGTATCAGATAGGTACAAACCCGTACAACCAAAAGAAGTATTAGAGTTCTTCCGTGATTTAGTAGATGAAAATGGATTTAAGATCCATACGGCTGGAACGCTTATGGGTGGCAAGCGGATGTGGGCTCTAGCACAGACAGGCAAATACGCAGAAGTAGTCAAAGATGATGGCGTAGGTGGCTTCTTGCTACTATCAACATCATGCGACAGGTCGCTGGCTACGACAGCTAGATTTACGACTGTAAGAGTTGTCTGCAATAATACTTTGACAATGGCTCATGCGGAAAATGCTAACAGCGTATCTTTCTCGCATATCAAGAAGTTTGATCATGCGGCAGTCAAAGCTAAGTTAGGCAATGCGGTGCAATCCTTTGGATCATTTATTGAAATGGCAAAGCTATTACAACGCCAAACCATGAACCATGCAAAAGTAGATTTGTTTCTCAAGAGCCTGATTGCTCCTATGAGTCAGATTGATCGTGAAGATTATGACCTTACTAACAATCGTGCCTATCAAAAAATTAAGAATTTATTTGATGGCGGGGCTATGGGGTCGGGATTAGTAGGTTATACAAAATGGGGTATGCTCAATGCAGTAACAGAGTATTACGACCATCACAAGCCTACTCACAATGCAGATGCTCGATTAAATTCAGCTTGGTTTGGTAATGGGGATCGCATGAAAACAACGGCAACAAATTTATTGCTGACTGCTTGACATATATTAGAAAGATAGTATGATGCCCCTATGTATTACTACATGGGGGCGTTATGTCTAATGCGGCATCTAAGTTACACAATCTATTTAAAGCAAATAAAGAATCCTTTACTTTAGCTTCTATCAAACAAGTTTATCCTGAGTTAAAGCCTAGCCAAATATCAATGGCGTTATGCTATTTGATGAAACAACGCTATTTATCAAGAGTTGCAATACAGAGCAATCTTGTCAAAGGTCGTAAAGAAGTTTGGCAATATAGCTATCATCCTGAAAAACTTCCAAAGGTAGAAAATGAAGATAGAACAAGTCAAGATTGATAAATTAATTCCCTATGCCAACAACGCTAGAGAACACAGCGACCAACAAATAGCGCAGATTGCTGGAAGTATTAGGGAATACGGGTTTAATAATCCTATCCTGATAGATGAAAATAATACTGTAATTGCTGGACATGGTCGCTTGTATGCCGCTATGAAACTAGAGTTAAAAGATGCGCCATGCGTTAGACTTTCACATCTGACTGAAACAGAGAAGAAAGCGTATATCTTGGCAGACAACAAAATTGCTCTTAATTCCACATGGAATTTGTCAATGCTTGATTTGGAGTTAAAAAACCTGCAAGAGCAAGATGTAGACCTAACACTATTAGGCTTTACAGATGCAGATTTGTCTAGGCTGGCAGATGACAAAGATCAAGAACGCTTAGATGCTATGGTATCTGATGCTGGCATTGATGATGATATTGATACTAGCAATAGACCTGACCAAGAAATGTTTCCGTTATCAGTCATGTTAGAACACGATCAGCGAGACACAATTTTTAAAGCATTACGCAAAGCCAAAGAAGAACATACTCTTGAAAATAGCGGTCAAGCCTTATGGGCAATTTGTAAGGACTACTTAGATGCTTAAATACATACTAGCTATTACAGCTTTATTGGCATCATTAGCTGTTAATGCTTCTCCACCAGTCAAAGTAATAGTCGCCTATCCAGTAGGGGGCGGCACAGATATTATTGCTAGATACCTTGAAGCCAAGCTTAACAATCAGATTTATATTGATAACAAGGCTGGGGCATCAGGGATGATTGGTACAAATCTAGCCGCTAAAGCCGCACCTGATGGCAAGACATTACTTATGGGTCATGTAACCCCTAATGCAATTAATGTTGGCGCATACATGACTCCACAAATGGAAGTCAGTTGGGATTTTGATCCTATTGTGATGGTTGCTACTGCCAAAGAAATATTGATTGCAAATAAATCATTTGCACCTAATACAGTCGCTGAGTTAAAAGAATATGGAAAAAATAATATTATTACTTATGCTTCTGACGGTATTGGTAGCGTGGCTCACATTTTGATGGAGCAGACACTTAAAGGGAATTTAAATATTCATGTTCCATATAAAGGTGGCGCACCAGCTTTGCAATCTGTATTAGTGAACGAAACAAGAATTGCTTATTCACCTCAACCAGTTGCAATTAATTGGATTAATAGCGGCAAGGTAAAAGTTATTCATACTTATACAAGTGATGAACTATGGTGGGGATTGTTTGCACCTAAAGGCACAAGCCCTAAAACTTTAGATTATTGGCATGATCAAATTACAGCTATTCTGAAAGAGCCATCAACACAAGAATGGATGAAGGCACAAGGCTACAATTTAAAGCTGATGACAAGGAATCAATTTTCTAATTTTGTAAAACAAGAACAAGACAAATACAAGACGCTAAAGGTTACAAATGGGCAGAATCCTTAAAAAAGAAGTAGTAGCAGATGTCAATGTATATGATGCGGCTATTAAGCGTTTTGAGTATCTGTTTGATAACTTTGATAAGGTAGTTGTATCTTTTAGCGGTGGCAAAGATTCAACAGTCTGCTTTAATTTAGCTTTAGAAGTAGCTAAGAAAAAAAACAAACTGCCGCTTGATGTCTATTTTTGGGATGAGGAAGCAATACATCCTGACACTATTGAATATGTGGAACGGGTACGCCAATTACCTGAAATACGCTTTAAATGGTTGTGCATACCTATTAGGCATAGAAACGCTTGCAGTCGCAAAGAACCTTACTGGCAATGTTGGGATCCCTATAAGAAAGATTTATGGGTTAGGGATATGCCTGACAATCCTGATGTTGTGACTGAAATGAAAGAATTTAAATGGGGCGACAGCGTTCCTGATATTGCACATTATGTCTATGGACCTGAACACGGCACAGTAGCCGATGTAAGGGGCATAAGGGCAGACGAATCACTTAGGCGGTATCGTAGCGTAGCGCAAAAAACAAAGCTGAACTGGCTTGGTGGACCACGCAATGGTCATAACTATCCAGTAAGCCCTATCTATGATTGGACTACTTTTGATGTATGGACTGCGCCTAGATTATTCGGCTGGGATTACAACAGATCATATGACATTATGAGTATGTTAGGCGTAGCACCTAGTACGCAACGAGTATGCCCTCCTTATGGTGAAGAACCATTAGGCGGTTTATGGATTTATGCTCAGGGATGGCCTCAACTATGGCACAAGATGATTAATCGTGTACATGGTGCGGCAACGGCTGGCAGATACGCCAATACTGAACTATATGGCTTTGGCAAACTACAACTGCCTGAAGGTATGTCATGGCGTGATTGGACTTACGCACTATTAGAGTTATATCCTAAAGACCTAAAAGGTAAGGTAGCAAACAACATAAGCAATCTGATAGCACAGCATAAAACTAAGACAAATAGACCATTGCACGAAACAGAAGCTGATCTTATGACAGGGCTTAGTTGGAAATTTTTAGCCATGATTGCTAATCGTGGTGATTTAAAAGAAAGAAGAAAAGGTCAAGTTAATGCAAACGCAAGCTTGGCTAGGGATAAAGCTGGTATTTCAATGGAAGATATAGAGGAAGCTGACTATGGCTCAAGATATTAAAAAACAACCAATTAGTTCTGTAGTATGGAAAAACAGGACTGATTTAAAACCTAACGATTACAACCCTAATAAAGTAGCACCACCTGAAATGGAGTTATTAGTTACATCTATTATTGAGGATGGCTGGACACAACCTATTGTTATTCTTCCTGATAATACTATTGTAGATGGTTTTCATCGTTACACAGTCAGCGGTCAGAAAAAACTAATGGAGAAATTTAATGGAATGGTTCCTACTGTCACTATTGACATTGATCCTGTTCATCGGCAGATGTCTACAATTCGTCATAATAGGGCTCGTGGCACTCATGGTATCTTGCCTATGGCTAGTATCGTTAGGGGCATTATTGACGAGGGAGTTAGTAAAGAAGAAATACAAGCAAGGCTTGGAATGGAAGATGAAGAAGTGGACAGATTAGTAGATCGTGCTGGTATGCCTACTATTGCTGGTCGTAAACAAGATGCTTTTGGGGCTAGTTGGAAACCTAAAGCAAAAGATGTAGAATAGAGTTATGCCTATACGCCATACTGATAAAGGCTGGTACTGGGGAAGTAAAGGTCCATTTGCCAGCAAAGACAAAGCACTAGCCGTAGCTAGAGCCGCACATTCATCAGGTTACAAAAAGGAAAACGCTATGAATACAACAATAGGCGAGTTTATTGGTACGCTATTTCACTCAGCTACTATTACTCATTTTATGCACCTTAGAGCAGAAGGCGTAGGCTCTTATGCCAAGCATGTTGCACTAGGTACTTACTATGATGAAATTGTTGATTTAACAGATACCCTAGCAGAAACAATACAGGGTTGCTATGGCGAATTAATAGAGGGCTATCCTTCTATGTTTGCTAATGTAACTGGGGATGCACTAGAGTATATGCTTATGCTTAAAGACTATGTAGCAGATAATCGTAAGGCTCTGCCACAAGACAGCAACATACAGAACGAAGTAGATAGTATTGCTACCTTAATTGACAGCACACTCTATAAGCTAACCTTCTTGCGTTAAGACTATGCCTAGCATCCCGAAGCAGAGTCATTGCAGTATGCTAGGTTGCACACAGACACGCAGTAAGTACAACACACTATGTATAGAACATGGTGGTCGTAATAGTTATAACTACTCAGATAAGCGGATAGAAAGCAATGCTAAATATAATACTAGGCAATGGCGTAAGCTAAGAACCATACAGCTATCTAAACACCCACTCTGCCTTGCTTGTTTAAGCGAGGGGCGCATCTTAGAAGCAGAGCATATAGACCATGTCTTCCCTTGGGCGCACTATGGCTCAGAGGCATTTCATAGGAATATATACCAGTCCTTATGCCAGCCCCATCACAGCCTCAAGACGGCACTAGAACAGAAGGGTATATACAGACACTACACTATGCCCATAAAAGATTACGGACAAGCCGATTACCCCTATGTAATGGCAATGCACCAGCTATAGCTATGCCAGTAGAAACTAATTCTTAGGGGGCAATGATGTACAG